CGTAAAGAATCTTTACAACCCAGACAATGAGTGTTGGACTATTACTTATTATGAACATATTGTGTTCCATTATAAAAACTATTTCGGAATGGGAGGAACATACTTCCCCTGTTTCGGATGTGGTAAGATTCAAAGACAGATTATTTCTGGAACCAAGAAGTATTGCAAAGAGTGTGCGCGTATTGCGAACATTCGTAACACGAACAAAAACAAAGCTGAGAGACGAAAGAAATTAAAGCTATCGCGAGAAAACCGCGAGAATACAAGGGATTGAGCCATCGTGTGTTTAGCAAACCCTTGAAAACATTGATGTTCGTGAGCATGAGCCGTTTCTGCTATAAAAGATAAGGGGTTTGTGCTCTTTCATCGATTTTATCTACTGTTAAAAATTTTTGAATTAAAGGGAGTATTCATTTTGATTGCTGTAAAACGTGAGGACTTTGAAAGACTTGTAAAAGCTGGTCTGATTAACTTTTCTAAGATGGGAAGGAATTACAGAATTGTAAATTCCAAGAAGAAATCTAAGAGAAAGAAATATTTTGTTGTAGAAAACAGAAAGATTCTCAATTTTCTTAGTAACAACGGCTAATATCTAGGAGTGATTCTTATTTTAGACAAGAAATCCAGCGTAGTGCTCGATACAAGTGCGCTCATGGAAAACTACATGGTGTTTGATAAGGCTTTTGAAGAATATGAACAAGTTATTATCAACATCGTAACAATCGAAGAACTAGACCATCTTAAAGAGAACAGAGACATTCTTAGAGCCAAGAAAGCCAGAAAGGCGCTGGCTCATATTGAAAGAAACAAGGCGTTCATCACCTTTGTTACCAAAAAAACTGTCTTGGATGCTCTAAAAGAGAGTAGCGAATTTAATACTTACAATCCAAATGATGATATCATTGTTACTTGTGCTCTATTAAATAATGCTAATCTCTGTACAGAAGATTTTGGTCTAAAGATTAAAGCAGAAGCTATTGGCGTTGAATGTGTAGACTTGATTAAGAAGAATCGTATCTACACTGGATACCAAAAGTATGCTTTTACTACAGATGAATATAATGACTTCTTTGCACATAAAGAGGATTATTACAAAGACTTCTGTATCAATGAATATCTAATCATTGAAAAGGTTGACGAAGAAGGAAAGACTGACGAATACAGATTTGATGGAACTGATTTTGTTAGACTGAAACTTCCATCTTCTAAGACCATCAAAGCAAAGAACGCTCTACAAAGATGCGCTCTTGATATGCTAAATAACAATGATATTGATATTTGCGCTGTATTAGGTGAAGTTGGTTCGGGCAAAACATTCCTCGCTCTTAGAATGGCTCTTAACGCTGTTAAAGAAAAAGGTGTCCAGTCAAAGATTCTTGGTGTGCGCAGTCCTGACGGAGAAGGGGCGCGTATTGGATTTTTACGCGGAGACTTTGAGGATAAGACCAAACTATTCTTCCTTCCTCTGGTTCAGTCTTTGGACGGAGGAGAGTATGAACTTCAGGAACTTACAGACAGAGGTATCTTTGAAACCATGATTCCCTACTATATGAAGGGAACAACGTATAACGACACTATTATTGTGTGTGACGAAGCAGAGGACTTGTCTGAAAAAGAAGTTCGGCTTGTTGGTACAAGACTTGGAGAAGGTAGCAGAATTTTCTTTTCTGGTGACTATAATCAGGCAATTATGAACGCTACGACTTCCAACCCTCTAATTAAAATGTGCGATGAATTTAAAGGCAATCCAAAATTTGCTTGCATTTGCCTAGATACAGATGTTCGGTCTGACGCAAGTAAGATGTTTGCCAATCTATATAAAAATAACGGATAAAAGGGCGGGTACTTTTGACATCAACTACTCCTATGGCTTTTAGACCGTCTCAGGTGTCACTATCCATTCCACAGAGAAAGATTTATCTTTGCGATGATATTGATGATGAGACTGCTTATCAGTTTTTGACTTATGTAAATAAACTATTAGAATTTGATGAACGTATGGGAACTAAACAGCCCATTGAAATTCTAATCAATAGTAATGGCGGTAGTGTTGAACAGGGATTTTCTATTATCTCTATCATTCATAATCTAGAACAGTCTGGATACGAAGTCATTACAACAAATATTGGTGCTGCATACAGCATGGGTTTTCTAATTGCTATTTGTGGTACTAAGAGAAAGTGCTACAAATATTCAAGATATATGGTTCACGACATATCTTCCGGTGCTATCGGTAAGCGACAAGCTATGATTGAAGATATTGACGAGTGTAACGCATTGATGGAAATTATCAACAGTCTCATTATCGAGAAAACCAATCTGACTGAGGAACAGTTGAAATATTGGCTTGAAAGAAAGCAAGATAAATATTTCAGTCCTAAAGACGCTTTGGAACTTGGTATTGTAGATGAGATTGTTTTTGGATAAGAAAGGGAAAAATTACATGAACGATAAGATTGAGAAAGCCATTCACGATGAAGAAGAACAGGCTATTAAGCTAGAAAACACTGACGGCATTGATATTCTTGATGACGATGAGGATATCCCTTGCATTGGGGAAGTTCCAGATAATACAGTCTTTATTGAGAACCTAATTCCTATGGATACCAGTAATCTGGAAGATGTCGAAATTCCTGTAGAACCTTTTAAACAGGGTGTTGCCGATGTTGCTTATCTATGTGGCGCTATTAGTGCTCTTGTTAATGTCGGTATTAATCCTAATAGAGCAATGGATTATGTTGTAGAAAAGCAGCTTATGGCTTCTACGATGGAACATAATCTAAAGGTTGCAGAGATTCAGAAGGAATCTAGTGTAGAATCGGCTAAGTACGGTTACTCCAATAAGGCTGATATGTCTATGGTCGTACCTTGCTAAGTAGAATTTAACAATTTGTTCATAAAAGAAGGGCTTTTTTTGAAACCCTCTTGTGATATAATATAACCATAGGGAAAACCTATGAAGATTAAGGATTAAAAGGAGAACAAACATTATGACTAGTATTGATTTTGTAAAAAAGGTAGCAGAAAACACCGGTCTTTCTCAGAGAGTCGTAAGAAGCGTATTTAAGGCTTCTGAGGATGCTCTACAGGACGCGCTTGTTCGCGGTGAGTCTCTAAAGGCTATGAACCTAAACTTCTCTACTAAGGAAGTTGCGGCTCATACTGGTAGAAATCCTTCCACTGGTGAGACTGTTGAAGTTCCTGCTTACAACAGAATTGTTGTTAAACCCTCTGTCAGTCTAAAGAACGCTGTCAAAGAGGGCAGACTGTCTGCTGAGAATGAAGTAGAAGAATAATCTACTTGCATATAGATTTCTACCTATTAGACTCGCTAACTAATAGGTAGAACATCAACATAGTCCATGCGGGGGACTTGATACCCGCAAATATGTTTCTATAGCTTAAAGGTAGAGCGAGGGCAGTGAATCCCCCCTAGGTGCTGGTTCGATTCCGGTTGGAAACAATGCTTTTTCTTCTTTAATAAGTTTATCCTTTCCTTATTAAGGTAAGCGCGTTAGCTACTTGGTTATACAAAAATAGTGTTTTTTATTATTCATTTTTAGAAAAAATATTGTTCATTTAGTCTTGTCTAAGGAGAAAGAGGTGCGCGTCTTTCTCCTTTTTCTTTTTGCCTTTAAGAGACGGGTGTTTTTGCATTTGTCTCTTTTAATATACTTGACCCTACACCCTTTTGGGTCAAGAGATTTTGGACATCTTAGACATTGTTTAAATTGTAGACATTATAGACATTTTAAACATTTTTGACATATTAACATATTTACCTTATTTCTATTTAAAGAGGTAATATATATGTTAGTAAAAGATACTGCGGGTAATGACGTAAATGTTGCAAGTAGCGGCAAAGGCAATGCAGCATTGACTCTCGGCATCATTGGGACAGCCCTTGGTGCTATGGCTGGTGGGCTTGGCGGTCTAGGTGGTTCTGGAACGAGTGTTCTAGGTAGTACTAATGCTGCCGCTGTCGCACAGGATGTTGTTGCTGCTGAATTTCATCCTACCCCTGTAACTGAGAGAGAATATTATCATAACACTATTGATAATATGAAAGAGTTTTTCAATTACGCACAGGGTGTTTGCAGTAGAATTTGTGACCTAGAACAGAGAGTTGCTGTTGACGAAACTGCTATCTCTAAGAACTTTGAGTTCATGGATAGTCAGAACGAATGGCAGAACAAGTATTACGATGAGAAATTCCACTACGCTGACCTACTTGAACAGTGCAGAATTTCTGATGCAACTTGCCGTTGCATTAAGGGTGATGTTTATGCTTCTCCTAGCACGATTGCTGACCCCTATGTTGGTACTAGTCTGCTTCTGGGTAGCGCACAGGTTCTTCCTAACAACTATGTTCCTTACAACTACTACGGTGGTTATCCCTATGCAAACGGCATTGGATACAATGGCTGGGGCACTTACGGATACAACACTGGCTGCTCTTGTGGGTGTTAATTAGTATATTTTCCACATTGTAGACATTTTTACTTTCAATTTCCTTGCAAATTTGTAATTTATGGGAGAGTGAGGGTATATGTCTATGTTAGGTCAAAATCCACTATTAGGTGGAATGGCTTATCCTACCAATAATGGAACACAAAACAATGCGTCTCCTAATGGATGGGAATATATACAGCAGTTAAAACAAACGGGTTACGACCCGTATCAGATGCAACAGCAAGTTCCACAACAGAATGTTGCACAGTCTGACCCTTATACAGATTTTGAATCAGAGTTTTCTAAGTGTTCATCCTCTGTACAGGGCAGGATACTAAATGACGCAGAGTTTAAGCAATCTATGTTAGAATGTGACAAGATTATTCAAGCTACTGTAGAAAGACTTGTAAGACCACAGGTCATGCAGACGCAAGAAGGACGAGTCGCATTTGAGAGACTTCTGGCTACCTTTAGAAATATAAAGGATAAATATGCCAAAGAAGAAGTTGAAAATATGGAGAGACTTCAAAAATTGATGCAAGACGATGTTGTAAAACAGAGACTGGCAGAGATTGAGAAGGGTGTTCCTGCAAGCGCAAGCGCAGTTGGACAGTCCATAGGGGGTTGCTAAGCTATGGTAAGCGATAAGGAACTATTTAGACAGATGCTTGAACGTGACGTCATGAATCTTTATAATCAACTTCCAGACCTGTTAGGTGGTCTAGGAATCAATATAAAACCGTACATGGGGCTATTTGAGAATAAGATTTTGTCTTATGCCGATACCGGAATTGATGCTGCTGTCGCATGGTTATTTGGAAAAGATGATTCGTGTGATATAGACGAAGCGGCTGATATTGCAAAAATGATGGCTAATGATAAAATTGAGGAATATAGAAAACGTGTGCGTGAATCACGAAAAGAAGCGGACAAATTGCAAGGTGAATGATATAAATTGTAGAAATTATAGGATAGTTTTCGTCTAATATAATATTAGATTGAGTGGAGGTATTTATATGCCTTATCCCGTAATTGTAGTCAATTCGTTTGATACTGCGACTTCTGGTACTACTCTTATGGTTGCTACCCCAGAGGACACAATCGAAGATAGAAGTTCTTCCAGAAGATTCTATAATTTTAATATGGTTATCAAACCCCAGTTTACCTATCATGACCTGACGATGGTGTTTCTAACGGATAACGCCAGTGAGGATGTTTATCTTCTTGTTGATAGAAATAACAAGCCAATTATTGGTGAGCAGATAGAAATGTATGCTACCAATCGCAGAGGAATTGCTTGTCAATTTGATTCTGTTGCTAGAACAGTAAAAATTATGAGCTATATTCCTTGCACTTGCTACTATATCAATCAGTGGGTTGCTTATTGCTCAACTGCTGGTACTAGTACTGTTCCAGAAGAAAAGGTTATTGCTGGTAGTATTCCAGATAGCACTTCTGATACCGACACAAACACTAAGACTACCACTTCTATTGCTATGGCATAAAGAGGTGAAAATATGGTATTGAGTGATAACTCTCGGAATTGTGGTTCTGCAAGCAAATGTGGAAATTGCAATCTAAGTCTGGTTTGCCCCAAATCTCCTTATTGCTGTATCAAGAATACAGGTGGAGGTTCTTCTGGTGATATTAAAACTCTATTGTCTGCTATCAGTGCGGAAAACAAACTTCTATCAGAAGGTTTTTCTGTGCTAGAACAAAATCTAACCAACCTGATTTCTCAGATTCAAGACTTGAAACAGACTATGATTAAAAACTCTACTGAGATAAACGACCAGTTAAATTCGGTTGAGACAAAAATTGACAGTCTATCTTTCAAAGATTCTACTGTAGACGCAGATGCAGATATTCCTGCTGTAGAAACGGTTCTGGATGAGGGTCTGGTACCATATACTTCCTCTGATGATGTAGAAGAAGATAAAGTTCTTGTCGAGAAAAAGGGACTATTTGGTAGAAGTAAATGGGTAGAAAAATGAGTCTATATTATAGACATTTTAGACTTTGTTGAGCATTTATTTTTATAAGTGTTGAACAAAGCCTGAAATACATGAAAAGTGCATTTTGGACTAATATTATTATTTTCTTTTGTAGAAAGGGTGTTCTATAATGAAGACTTTGATAATCAAAGCAAATGCAGAAAATGTATTCAAAACTCAACGTGGACTGAATGGCGGTGACGTTGCATGAAGTACTCTAAAGAAGAATATTACTCATGCTACTCTCCTAACCAGAAAGAATATCTGGAATTGAATGGCTTCGTAGTGGTGAAAGACTTTGTTCACATTAAGACCAAAAAGACGTGTTGGGTATTTCGCAGGACTCCTGAACTGGCTGCTTATTTGGAACAGTGGTCGGCGAATAAAAATGTTAAGAATGTGTAAATTTCGTCCAAAGGTATTGACAACTTCAAATTTTTATGATATAATGTGAGTATAAAAATTAAAGAAGGAGTTGCCTATGAAAAACCTTGGCGATTATATAAAAAGATTTGGTAAGGCTATAGGTATGATTGTTCTATGTGCCGTTGTGGCTTTTGCAATGATATATTTTGCAAAGTGTTACATTGGAGAAGACTTCAACCTTAGTTTTACACCAGAAGATAGGTTGATGTTGCTTATCTTAGGGATAATCATGGTTGTAATGATTATCAATCAGATGTTCGTATTGATTAGACTGGATAGACAGGAAAAAGCAATATACGACATTTACGATACTATTGCAGAGGTAGAAGACAACATCATAAATCTAAGCAGAGACACGCAAACAGTCCTATTAGATGCAATCAACAAATTTGGAGTTGGTAAGTTTGAAAAGAAATCCTAATTCTACTCGGAGTAAGAAGTGGATTGAGAGAAACACACTAAACAACCCATCTTGTGAAAGGTATGTATTGGGATTATGCTCAAAATATTTTGAGTTTAGCACCTATCAAATTTGTGAGTTTGGTTCTGAAAAAACACTAAGAATCAACTATGGTGGTACTCCCTATATCATTCAGCTAGATACCGATGGTATTTGTTTACAAGTATTAGAACATAGCAATACCGAAAAAGAGCGGTATCACACTCTGAACAAAAGATTCACAGGAGACTCATGTTGGTTTGAGTGTTTATCTTGGATAAAAGAAAAATATTAACAAAAGGAATGATTTGTACAAATGAACTTTGTAACAAGTTTACTTATTTATAATCCATTAGAAGCGCTTTGCATATTAGCCTTTGTTGCCATTTGCAAAGGTGATAAGATTGGTTGCAAGACGTTGTTCTGTTCCTTTATATTAGGAGCAGCAAATTTATTTTTGCAGTATGGAAGTAAACTTTTCACAAACCCCAAGCTGATTTTCATAAGCGATATATTTATAGCATTGTTTCTAATGACCATGACAACAAAACTCGCTTATGTTTATATCTATAGAAAAGTGCCAAGTAATGGAATTTGTTTCTTGTCTTGTGCAGTAAACTTTATATCTGTATATGTCAGCGCAAATATATTCTCTTTAACGGGAATAGCTGATATTATATATATTGATAGATACCCGGACTTGGTTCAAGAACTGGTCTGTAATATGGGTATCAGATGCGTACATTTCTTGATTTTACTGTGTGTGAATTTAGGAGGAAAGTTATATGCTAAAAACCATTCTAAAGAAGATTGCGATTAAGCACACTGAAAAGGCGTTCACCATTATGAACAACTATCAGCCTAAAATGCCTAAAATTCTAAGAGACAAGATTGCGTCCGAGCGGGACAAATAAATATTAAATTGTACAAGAGGGAGGGATAGATACCAGATTTTTATTGGTGTCTATCCCTCTTTTTTTGAGGACAAAGGAAAACAAGGTAAAATATGTCTATTTTTGATTATATAGAATACTATTCATATAAAATAGCAGACAGGATTGGTAAGGGAGACTCAGAAGAAGACATAGAGTTATATAGATACTCTGTCTTTATGATTACCTCTAATGCTTTTACAAGTATATTTGGGTTAATACTCTCTGCTATATTCGGATATATGGATATCTATCTAATTTGTCTAATAACATATGCTCTACTCAGAACTGTTGCGGGTGGACAGCATTGTGACACTTTTAGAAGCTGCTTCTATGTTTCTAATATTATTATGGTGTTGTGTTGTATATTAGCAAAGGTGACAGAATCCATTCCCGAATTGATGTGTCTACTGGCTATCGTCATAGGCGCAAATACGATACCAACTTGTCCAAAGCCTAGCACTAATAGTCCATCAAGAGGATACTTTGAGGATACTCGTTTTAGAAAGAAACTCGCTATGCGGTTTTCAATTCTAATTGTGATAGACGTCGTACTAATTCTGTTGGGGTATTCCCTCTTTAGTACTTCTATAAGTGCTGGAATTTTAGTTCTATGCTTTGTTTTAACCGACTTCGGAGAAAATCTTATATCTAGAATCTTTGACTAGAGAAAAGAGGGTCTAAAATGGTTATAAACAACATAAATGACATTTTAGACTTTGCTAATTCAAATCTGGTTTCTGGCCTTGCGAACATTTCGCAGTTTTACAATGTTTATCAAAGCACAAAGGCAGGAACATATGCTCAGTTAAATAACGATTTGGCATCACAGACTTCTGAGATAGAAAACGCATTAGAAGAACAAACGCAGTTTATACTAAAGCAAGTTATAGATGAAGTAAAAGGTACTGCGGAACAAAACAAGGTAATCATAGAACAAAATCAAGAGATTATTGACCTGTTGAAACACAAGGGGGGTATCTGACATGGTTATAGATTCTGCTAATCTAAATACCCTTGCTGATATTGCCAATGTGGGAATCAATGGTACAATATTAAACTACAGTGAAAAGAGTTACAAAATTAACAAAGAAGTCCTTGACATTAACCGGATTCTTTTGAATCAGAGTGATAACAAGGAAATTATTGAAAAAATGAACCGCATCATCGAACTATTAGAAGAAATTAAAGGGATGCACAAATAGTTATTGTTAATGGCGGTGATTTACGTTGAGTTTGACGAAAAAACAGATTCACGATTTAAATACTATGAACGTTGCCGCTCAGAATGTTGCTCTTGGTGATTTGCTAGACAGTCTATTGGAGAACGGCGGTTCTGGCGGTGGCACTGGTGATGTGAGTCTCGTAGACAAAGGGAGTTACTTAGAATTTCCCACGATTGGTGTAGAAGGGAACTTGTATATAGATACTAGTGCCAATACCCTTTATAGATGGGATGACAAAGACCTAAAGTATTATATGATTGGTTCAAGTATTGAGACAATCTATGATACTCTAGAATTTATTGACGGAGGGAACGCAAATGGCTAATGTTTCTCTAAATGTAAAACTTATTCATAGAAACGATACCCTAGCTAACTGGGAAAGTAGCAATCCTGTGCTACTCAAAGGCGAAATGGGTATTGCGACTGACAAACAAATCTTTAAAGTCGGTGACGGCGCTTCTCACTGGAACGACCTAAAGGCTTCTACTGCACCCGCTCCTCTAGAAGGAACGACTGCACCTACTACCTCTACTGAGGGTCTGCTTGGTGGTCTTTACACTGATACTACTCATGACAAGACCTATGTTCTAGTCGACATTACCGATGGCACTTATACTTGGAAACAGATTGTCACTCCCGATGACCTTTCTGGTCTAGGCTATGGCGATATGCTAAAAGCTACTTATGCTACCAATGATAAGTCTTCTAGCGGTTATGTAGACAAAGCTATTCTAGCTGATGGCGCTACCGAAGCTGACGCTGCTAAGAAGCTAAGCGCTGCTGTTGATATCGCTCTATCTGGCGATGCTACTGGCTCTGCTTCTTTTGATGGTTCCGAGGGCATCACGATTGCTGCTACTCTAGCTGATTCTGGTGTATCTGCTGGTACTTACACCAAGGTTACTGTAGACGGTAAGGGTCGTGTCACCTCTGGTGCACAGATGTACTTTGATGATATCACTGTATCTGCTGATGACACCACTACGCTTGCTTCTAAGGTTTCCACCATCGAAAGCGACATTTCTGGTCTAAAGGACGACAAGCAGGACAAGATTACTGGTGCTGCTACTTCTATCGTTTCTGATGACCTAACCGCAAGCATGGTTCTTGCTTCTGACGCCAACGGCAAGGTTACGGTTTCTACTGTTTCTAAGTCTGATTTTGAAGCACTACCTAACACTGTTGCTACTCTAAGAGCAGATGTTGATAATATTCCTAAGTACAATTATCTGACTGGCGTAGAAATTGAAAGCACCGATGATAACATTTCTAATCAGACTGCTATTGATGAGGTTGCTATTGCTGCTATTGCCACTGCTCATGCCGACCCCGCTAAGTGGGACGCTGTAGTTGTTGGTGTAACCTTCCGTGACTCTGACGTCAAGAAGGATGCTCTATACTTCTACAATGGCACGGCTTGGACTTTCCTCTACTATGTTTCTACTGGTATCAACCGTGCAAACGGTACTACCGCTGGTATCGTAGAGAACTCTGCTGATATCACGTTTGCTGATGGTCAGGGTACTGTAGTTCAGGCTGGTAAGGTTAAACATGGTCTAACCATTGGTTCTAAGACCTTTGATGGTTCTGCTGATGTTACCATTGGTTCTGCTGACCTAGCTGATTCTATTCCTGTTGCTACCGCTGATAAGGTTGGCGGCGTTAAGTCTTCTACCAACGTCAATGAAGTTGCTGTTGGTACTGATGGCGTTATGTCGCTCAATACTGTCGCTGTAGCTAAACTTGCTCTAAACGGCGATACTCTAATTCTTGATGGCGGTACTGCTGCTACTGTATAATTGTTGACATAAATACACTTCCAGTATATATTTCTTGTCGCACGAAAGGGAGAGGAAATATATTGGGGTTGTAATAGTTGGATTTTTTTGAAGTATTAGAGATTTTGGGGATTACTATTCCCATTAGTATAGTAGTCCCCATTGTTATGACTAAATTTCTGGAAAAAAGGGAGAGCGGTGGGAAGGACGGTTCTAATAAGGGCTGTCCTTCTATGTCTCCTGCAAGTTCCAAACTAGTCAAAGACATTCATGCAGTAAAGCGTTAGTTTGATTCTTATTAGGGAGGCATCTAGGATGAGCCAAATTCTAGTTGTCCTGCTGTCGGGTGTATCAGCCGCAGTAGTATCAACGCTTGGGAGCATCATCTTGAATCGCTTAAATAGACATGATACAGAGGAAGACCGTGCTCAGAAATCAGATGAAGATATGCACAAGAAGATTGACGCTATTAGTAGGGGCTTAATGTACCTTGAACTGGACAAGATTAAGTATTTAGGTTTCAAGTATATAAGCGAAGGTGAAGTTGACTACGATGATAGAAGACTCCTTCATAAAATGCACGATAACTACCATAACGACCTAGGTGGAAATGGGGACTTGGATGCTGTTATGGCAGGAGTAGACAAATTGCCCTTAAAGGCAACCAGAGATTCTAGAGAATAAAGTCGAACCACTTGACCGATATTGAGGATGTCCTGAGAAAACTCAGAACGAAATACAGTCTATAAGTAGCTTGGCAAACGGTTTTTGTTACTGTTGGTATAAATTATTTACATTTTAATAAATTGTCCAAGAATAATATATTCTGGGTGATATTATGTCAATGATTAAGAAACTTATCAAATGTTCAATGCATGAACTAAAAATGGCTGAAAAATACAGCGAAATGGCAGATACTGTAAAGGATACTACTATATCTTCCAAATTCATTGAAATGGCAAAAGATGAAATGAAGCATTACGATTTTCTTCAAACCGTCTTGGAAAAGAAGGAAACCGAAATGAAAGCAGCAGGAAAAGATGTCTCGGAAGAACTAGATATCTCCTATTCTGAAATGTTCTCAGAATGGAAAGATAGAATCGCGTATAAGATTTCCAAGTATACCCCTAAGAGGTAACGACCTCTTATCTGCATAACCAAAATCGCTGTCGATGTTTGGTGTGATGTCCTTGTTAAGTGTATTATTTTGTTTTGATTTTGTATGTAGAAACGGGATTATCTAAATAAAAATAGGTAGTCCTGTTTGTGTGTACAAGCACAGACAAAATGGAATTGAAAGGAAGAATAAAATGGATAACTATCAGATTATGTCAGGCGAATCTGTAAAAGATTACAAAATTCGCCTATGCAAGAACAAATCTGAGTATGGGCTTTCATGGGAGGAAATTGCTGATAGACTAAATGCTCTGTCTACAGAACCCCATAGTGAGAGTACATATAGAAAGTGGTGGAAAGCATATAGTTCTGGTTTAAAGGATGCTGAGACTACTCCTCCGGGAGTACCTATAGCTTCTGACCTTAGACTGCTAGAACTAGAAAAGGCAAGAATGAAATTCTACGACCAGAGACGTGAATACAAGAAACTTGTTCGTGCTTCTGCGAGAGACGAGAATCTTTACGACCTTGTAAAAGAGAGTCTACAGAAGATTGAACCTATTAAGTTTAATCCTAAAGATGCCGATGTATTCTTGTCTGACAACGACCTATTTGTCGGTCTAAATGACTTACACTACGGAGCATATATTGATAATCACTGGAACAAATACAGCCCAGAGATTGCAAAAGAGAGAATGAGTAAATACCTTAATCATATTCTAGCAATTAAAGATATGCACTATTCTGAGAATTGCTATGTCTGTGCTAATGGTGATTTGATTAGTGGTAAAATTCATTCTACCATTGAGATTTCTAACTGTGAGAATGTTGTAGAACAGGTAATGGGTGTATCAGAACTCGTTTCCTCTTTTCTAGCTTCTCTATGTGAGAATTTCAAGAACGTGTATTTCTGCGTAGTTGCAGGAAACCATTCAAGACTTGGTAAGAAAGATGAATCTCCCAAAGGAGAACGTCTTGATGACCTCATTCCTTGGTATGTAGAATGTAGACTACAGAACATTAACAATTTCAAGATTCTAAATAATGCTATTGACTCTACTGTTAATATGGTAAATATTAGAGGTCTGAATTATCTAAATGTTCATGGTGACTATGATGGATTTTCTACTATTCAGAGACTAACAAGTATGATTACCGAAGATGTTTATTGTATCCATTTTGGACATAAACACCATAATTATACAGATTGGAATCAGAAGTACAAGATTGTCATGTCTGGTTCTCTACAGGGAATGGATGACTATTGTATCGAAAAACGTATCTTCGGTAGAGCACAGCAGTTAGTTGGTGTTTGCACCAAAGACGGTATGATTTGTACATATGACGTAGACCTACAGTAATGGAGGTGTCAAGATGTATTCCAAGAAAATTACCTTACCGTGTGACTTGTATGGTAGAACTGCTACTCTCTTGAATCGTAAGATTAGTGAAATCAAGGGAAACGTATGGTTCTGCTATGGTGATACGAAAAGTGATGCTAAAAGCCTTTTGGGACTCCTATCTATGGGTCTAAGAAAAGGTTCAGATATTACTGTCGAAACCGACAGTGAAAATTATGAAAATGTACTTGTAGAAGTAGAATCTGCTATTACATCTTTCTGCTAACAAGTGCGTTAGGATGAAAGGTGGCGAATATAATGCCGAGAGGAAGACCGCCTAAGAACGGAACTCCACCTAAAAAAGGTGGTACGCCCGTTCCAAAGGTGATTGAAAAAACAGAAGTAAAAGAGGAACGAGAAGAAAAACATAAACTATGCTGTCCAAAATGTGGATGTACCAAACAAACCAATTTCTATCAAACAAGAGACAAGAGTAGGGCTATCTTTGGAAAAGTTCTATATTGTAAAGACTGCGTAAAAGAAATGTATACGGTTTATTTGAGAAAATATAGGAGTATGAATCTGGCTCTTTACTATACTTGTAGAAAAGCAGACATTCCTTATATCCATCCTGCCTATCTTGGTGCAGTAGAAAATGTCAATAATACAAATTCTAAAATTCAAGGCGAAGATGCAATCATTAGTGCATATATGAAAAACCTTTCTTTTTCAGAATCTAATGGTTGGGGAACTTGCTTTGATGATTCTATAGGTGAAGACCAAGTTGAAGGTCTGGCTTCTTTTGATGTTTATACAAAAGTTCGTAAAGCCAGAAGAATCACTGGTACTATTGATGATAAAGACCTGTATGATACTGTAGAATATGATACTGAGTATCTACAAAATAAATGGGGTATCTATAATAATGAGGAATTAGCATACCTCGAATCAGAATACCTCGACTGGCAGGAAAAGCTGGGAGTGACTTTGATAGAGACAATTCGTCGAATTAGACGCTCCGCATATAGAGCAATCTGTATGTAGTGTATGTTTAAACATACCAATACCGTAACAAATGCTGGTAAACCCTAAAGCCAACTAAACTACAACATAAGAATGAAACAAGTCTAAATGTGAATGTTGTGAAAGCAGAAAAAATTAGTTGGATGGCATATGGTTAAATCCTAAGTGTTTTTGCAATGGGTGTTCAGCAATATATATCCGAATAGGATACTATTCAACGACTATTCCTCATGAGGGAAGTAGGCACAAGCGTGTCGAAATGAACGGCTCTACATATTGTAGATGATGATATAGTCTATACTGCATAGAAATATGCAGAAGTTATATAATTTATAACTGGCAAGGTTTAGCGACCCTTGTTGAATAAAACATTTTTATAGGTCAGATAGACGAAAAGTCTATTGAGGTTATTGTTAAACAGATTTGTTATCAGGTTCTAGATATTAACACAGACAGACAGAATGGTGCTGATGTTAATAAGAAAGTAGAAACATTAACAAAACTAATGAATAATGCTGGTCTGATTGAGAAACAGAACTCCAATGCTAACAAGACCAGAACTCCGGGTCAGCGTATCGAAGATATCGAGCAGCGAAGACCCATTAAGATGGTAGACCCAGAACTTGCTGATGTAGACAACATTGACGGACTTTATACAGCTTTCACTGGTTGTATGGCTAGAACGCTTGGTAAGAGCAACGCTTTAACAGACAGATTTGAAAAGAATTTTGCCGAATATAGTATTGATATTATCGAAAGCGCTCAAAACTATGAACCAGATGAGGAGGTAGAATCCGATGAATGACGGCAAGATTCTAATCAAGCGACCCAAAAAGAAACAGACGCTACAAGAACAATATAGTGAAGCGTTTGAAGAATGGGTAGCCTATTGGAGAGATAATCCTCATAGGTTTATAACTGATTATCTGGGTTTAAGACTTTATGATTTTCAGAAGGTTCTTATTTATGAAATGAACAAGAGCACTAACTTTATATTTGTAGGCTCACGAGGAATTGCCGACAAATAAAGGATTTCGTCGACACCTAAAATCTTATTAAGAGAAGAAATAAACAAGGTGTCCCAAATCCAAAATTAGCCTACTAGCCAGAAATGGTTAGATAGAATCGGGCAATATCGGTAAAAGCCATTGTTTTTTAGGCTAATGCCGAGATAAGTTTATAGATTGCGAAAGGCTATAAACCATCGTAACGCATAGAAGGTGAATAAATATAATCCTTCCAAGAGTGTCCGACGTCTTAGCATTAAGATGATATTCTTAGATGAAGACGATAACATATGCTGAACTTATGCGATGATAAAGCATGAGAACTATAGGATAAAAAGCCTATAGGATAACAATTTGAAGTCCACACTGACCCTACTGTTTTGTGTTCAGAGGGCGATTCTTTATCCCGGACAGAAGATTCTTGTCGTATGTCCTGTAAAGAGTCAGTCCAAGCAGTTCATTCAAAAGATATACGACCTTATTAAAGAAAGTCCTAATCTGGCACAAGAGATTGAACCAGATGGGATTAAAACAAATATTAACGAATGTTCTATTAAATTTAGAAATCACGCTCAGATTTTCTCTGCGCCATATGGCGAAAACTCTCTGGGTAAATACCTTGCCCAAAGCTATAGTAATATAGCTTTTAGTATCGGGAAAGAAAACTGGAAGGCTGAAATGCTAATCAGAGTGGAAGGATATGCCTAAAAACATATTCACACGCAGAGCGTAGACACTGAACCTACTATGTAGAATATAATGTGTCCAAGAGTTCCCGACTCCATATCTATGGATGAAAAGGTACGCCGAGCCAACAGGAATATAACTGCTGGAATTATAGGATAAAAAGCCTATAAGATAACAATACTGATAAGAGCGCATATTCTAATTGTAGATGAGTTCGTTAGAACTGAAAAAGAAATTATTACTCGCGTCTTTGACCCTATGCTATCTGACTCACGCAAACCTCCTTACAGAGATTTGAAAACTCAGAAAGAGAAAATGCCTTATTATATGAAAGAAGACCTAAAGAAGATTTATCTATCCTCTATTAGACGTGCAGACGAATGGTCTTATAAGGAATTAGAGTCTTATATTGACTCTATGACCGATGGCAATTATTTGTACGGGGCAATCATTCTTCCCTATCAGTTAGGCGTAAAGAATGGATTTATATCTAAGCGTAAGGTTGAAGATGTGTTTAGAAGTAACGAAGAAAATATTGAGATTCTTCGTGCAGTGATACGCTGCCTATATGTAGTGATATATATAGAAAACCGTTTTAATAGCTGGAACATCCTTAAAGATAGATTGGCTACAGCATAAGGCTGAAATACCTAAGTGCGAACGCTTGAAAACAATCTATATTGGACAATCAGCAGGGAAGTCTTAAATAAGAGAAACCCTCAACGACTATTCCGCAAGGAAGTAGGATACAAGCAATCGGTATCCGAAGTGAATGGTGTCTAAATTCATTTAGATAGTGATATAGTCTGTTCTCATATGAAAATATGAGGTTTATAACATTTGTATTTAGCGAATACAAGTAAACGTTTAATTAAAGAGTATCTAGCCATTCCAGAAAGAGGAACTGGCAATTCTTACTTTACATACAGTATGTTCCAGAAAGTTAGAAATAATTCTAGGGCGTTATGCTGTATGTCGGATTTGGAATATATAGAATATAAAGATAATAATAAGAAAAAGTGGCCTTTTTATCAAGAAAAACTTCCCAACGAAATCAGAATTTTATGTGCAGATATTGCCTTGCTAGAATCTTCTGCAAACGACAATACCTCTATATGGGTTCTGCGTCTAATTCCAGACGGGGGAGCGTATAAAAAGATATTAGCATATGGCGAAAGTATACATGGTCTAAACTCTATTATTCAGACAAAGCGAATTAAACAGCTTTTCTATGAATTAGAATGTGACTATGCCGTCCTCGATACACAGGGAGTGGGGCGAACAATCTTGCCCTCCTATTTAGAAATAGATAGGTAATTAAAATGGTGTAAAAATCTGGAACTCTGAAATGAGAATCAGAACAGAAGGATATGTTTAAAAACATATTCATGTGCAACGCATAGGGATTGAACCTATTATGTAGAATATAATATCCCCAAGAGACACCATCACCTAAGACTCAATATTGAGTTATGGCGAAAAGATATGCTGAACTAATAGGAATAGCAACTATTAGAAGAAAAGGATAAAAAGCCTTTTCGGTAACAATTTGAAGGTATTTTTGACTATGCTACCACCGAAACTTACGATGACGAACGTGGCGTTACATATCCTGCATGGACGGTAACGAACTATGAGGATGTGAAGATGGTTAATAGAACCATTTCTAACAATGCTGTTCCAGTCATATATTCTGTAAAAACTCCTATCCAACTAAAGTCTGCCATGTTTAGTAACATGAGAGACTTGATTACAAGCGGAGAACTATCTTTGCTGTCTGAATCCCAAGAAGCTATAGAGTATTTAAATAAGACCTATAGCTATTATAAGATTGAAGACGATGATTTAAGAGCGCGTATTTTGAATCCTTATGTACAAACCGACTTGCTTATTACCGAAGCTATCAATCTAGAACAGGTTGTTACTCAGGGTTATTTGAATCTAAAAGAGAAATCTGGTAGAAGAAAAGACCGTGTAATGTCCGTAGCTTATGGATTATGGTTTGCTAAGAAGCTAGAAGACGAATATATAAACAGTGCAAACGCTCTTAATATACTAGATTATATATTTACATTCTAAAATAAACGAGAAAGGGCGGTGATATTATTTGGAAGAAAAAGAGCAACTGACAGAACAGCAAGTTAACCAAGTTCTTAATGCTTTTGATTTTCTAACTTTCTCTAATTCATACAGAGATACATATTATAACACATATTTCACTCCTGATTTAATTAACCAGCAGATGAAAAATGTTAATATGCAACCTGTAGACGCAACTATTGAGGGTATGGAACAGGCTCTAAAGAATCCAAAAGATAGTGAACAGATTCTAAGGAATTATGCCACTACTATGGAAAACCAGAGTATGTACTATAAGAGACTGATTCGGTATTTTTCTGATATGGCTTCTTTTAACCTAAACTATGACTGCGTTAATATTGAGAAGGATTCGGATTTTAAATCTAAAGAATATAAAGAAGATTTAAAAGTTCTGGACAACTTCTGTTCTACTTTTGACTTTAAACAGGAATTTAGTACTGTACTCAGACAGCTTTTCAGACAAGGCGTATATTACTGTGTTCTAAGAAAAGATGGAACTAAGTATACCCTCCAAGAGTTACCGCCTGATTTCTGTAAGATTACTGGTAGACACGCATATGGACTGCTCTTTGATTTTGACATGAACTGGTTCATTGGAAACTATGGTGTAGATATCAATATGTACCCCAAAGTTTTCAAAAAGATGTATCGGCAAGTGTTCAACAAAATTTCTAAAGCATATGACCCTCATATGCCTGTAGATAAGAGAAGTAGCACATATGTCTATTGGCATCAATGCAATCCTTCCGATGGATTCTGGTGTTGGAAACTCTCACCAGAAATTGCAACTATCGTTCCATATTTTTCTCCTATGTTTCCTGACATGGGTTTCCAACCTACTGTTAGAAAGCTACAGAATAACAAGTATTTCATCGAAGCGTCTAAACTTCTAGTTGGTATTCTAGGCTTTAACAAGGAAACAAAGAGTGGACAAGTTGCTAATCAGCTAAATATGACACCCGATATTCTGGGTAAGTTTTTAGGCGTTGCAAGACAGGGACTAAGTAAAGAAATTGGACTTATTGCCCTTCCTGTAGACGATGTTAAGACAGTAGACTTTGACGTCTCTGACCAGAATATTGTTAGTGATTATGTTAAAAGTCTGTCTCAGCAAGGTCTATCTTCGACTGATGTTCTGCTTACAAGTAATAAGCTAAACTCTCACCAGTCTAAGCTGGCTTCTGCTGTAGACGGCAATGTTGTAAAGTCTGTATATGCTATGTTTGCAGATTTTGTAGACTACTATGTAAATAGAGAAACCAAGAAATTTAAGTTCCACGTTTCTTTTCATGACCTAGATATCCCTGATGATAGAGCAGAAAGGGAAACAAGGTTTAAAACGACAGCAAGCATGGGTATTGTAGATATACAATATGCAGCAAGGATGTTCGACTTGTCACCTTTTGAATTTGATAGAAGACTGTTAATGTCTAAGTCTTCTGGTCTTGAAGATAAGCTAATCTCTCTAATGAGTCTTAACAACCAGAGTGCTGCAATGCAGAAGAATGGTGTTGGAAGACCAAGTACCGAGGGAACTGCCGCTGACGATAATGATTCGACAGAAGCGTCAAGAGCGAGAGGTAGCAACGAACTTAAATAAGATTGGAGTGAAATAACATGGCACTTGATAAGGTTGTTAGCGCGTCTCTGGATGATATGGTTGGTAAATGTTTTGAAATCAATCGTATGCTGGACAGAGCGGTTTCTATTCTGGCGGTAAAATTTAATATGCCCAGAACCAGCGACCTTGTTCACCATCATCTAGCACACCCAATTATCGGTACGGATTATGGTGATTCTATTGGCGATTATAAAACCAAGATGAATGAACTCACTGTCTACAAGGCTACTCCTGTAGGAGATACTGATTATACAAGTCCCCTAGAAATTTTTGTGAGATATCAGAAAATGATTTTTGACCTTAGAAACACTGCTTATGATGCTTTTGAGGATGCACAAGAAGCAAAAGACCATGAGACGAGAGTGTTCGTAGATGGCTTTATTTCTAGACTGGATGTTCTTGTAGACCAAGCACAGACCCTTGTAGATATGTTTACTGATTATGGAAGTGACCCCTTCCATTTACAGTTACTTGATTCTAATATTGAAAAATATATTACCGTGAAGGAGTGATTGACTATGGCTCTAACTGAAAGACAGATTTATAATCTTAACAACATGAACTCTGCCGCACAGGATGTTATGCTAGGCGACCTACTAAATGGTTCTTCTGGCGAGGAAGGTTCTTCCTTCGTAAAGGGTGCTGCTGTTGCTAACGCTACTGGCGAAAGCGTAACCGCAGACGAATTTAATGCGCTACTGACCTCTCTCCGTAATGCAGGAATTATCGCAGGCTGATAATTTATGTTTATCATCAATATAAATGAAAAGGACTGGAATTTGTATAGATGTTCTAAGGTAGAAGCATTTAAACTTCAAAGAGAGGGATTCCCTCTTTTGGGAATTGATGATGGAGTTTATTGTTTCGCTATGACTGAAAAACTTCGCAAGTTCCTAAATCCAGAGGGCGGTGAGAACAGTTGAATAACGCACGAACATTTTCTGTAGACAACATCGAACTGATGGATAATATAGAAAAAAGTCTATTTAGAAAAGTCAGAATTAAGGCTTTTGCTACGGGTGAAAACGCCCATACCATGCCTATTGAAGAAGACGTTCTAAAACGTGGTGCTAAGACAATCTATAATAAACCTATTCTATGGAAATACAATAGGTATTTTGACGATGCTATGGGACACGAACCAGACGAAGTTCCGTGTGGCTTTGTTCCCCAATCAGAGGATAACCCTATTCGTTTTGTAGAAGAAAATGGTAAACTATATATTGTGATTCAGGCACTTCTCTGGACTAAATATAGTGGTAGACTAATAGACATTTTTACTCGCGATGATATGCACAAGGATGTATCTGTAGAAATTGCCACTATTGAAGATGAAGACAATACAAGTGATAGACCCAAGATTAAAGACTTTGTCATTGCTGGTATTACGCTTCTTGGAGAAATGGTCAATCCTGCCTGTAAAGGATGTGAAGCTGAACTTCTAGAATTTTCAGAAAATCAAAGGGAATATTTGAAAGATATTGAATTTTCAGAGAAAGCCATTGCGATTGATAATTCTAAAGAATCAGCAGTTAGTGGTGCTTGGTCTAATCCTAGACGTAAGCTATTCAATCCTATTTCAGAAGCCCCTAACAAGAAAGCGCTTCTAAGAGAAGCATACCTTGTAGGAGACTTTGATACGGACGAACCTGAGATTACTAAATTTAAGTATCCTCACCATGTTATTAGAAATGGTAAGTTGGTTGTTCATAAGGATGGGCTTGAAGTAGCTTTTTCAAGAGCATCACAGCAAGGTATAGACCGTGGCAACGTTAAGTCGCACTTGCTCAGACACTATAGAGAACTTGGTTTATCTACCGAGAATTTCTCTGAGTTTGGTATGAGTGAAGAACAATTTAATCTATATTTTGCAGAAGATTTATTAGTAGAAAGCGTAGGTGACTCAAATATGGCAAAGGAACAGGAAAAGAAACCCCTAGAGGAATCTGAAAAGATGGCAGACGAGGAAACCAAGAAGGAAGATGACGCAAAAGAAGAAGATGCAAAGGACGAAAAGATGGCGGATGAAAAAGAGGACGCTCCTGCCGAGGACAAAGAGGAAACTCCTAAAGAAGAAAAAATGGAAGATGATGAAGACAAGAAGGAAGATGAGGACAAAGAGGATGAGGATTCCGAAAAGGAAGAAGATAAAGACGATAAGGATGAATCCGAGGAAGATATGTCTTGCGAAGAAATGAAGTGCAAGATGTCTGAAATGGCTGAGACTATTAAGAAGCTACAGGATGACAATAAGGCTTTTATGGCTAAAATTGATTCTATGTGTGATTATGCTGAACTTAAAAAGTTTAAAGCTGATGCCGAGGAAAAAGAAGCGCGTGAAAAAGAAATGGCTGAAATGGAACAGGTAATGTGTGAAGTTGAACAGCGTGGCGTTTCTATGTCCGAAGACGAAAAGAAAGAATTTATGAGCAAAATCAGAGAGTTTTCTTCTGTAGACGCTTGGTCTAACTATGTTAAGGCACAGGCTTTCGACAGAGCAGAAAACATTGATGGTGTTATTAAAATTGGACTTCCTTATAATACTGCTAAGAAGCATACTGGCAGCATTTGGGACGAACTTTAATTGATATATATTAAAAATTGAAAGGTGGAAATGAAATATGGCTTCACATAACGTTGTAATTAAAAAGCGTTACGCAGCTTATAATGTTGACGCTTATAACAGAACTGCTATCTTTGAAGCAGACGTTGATAATGGTTGCGTTGCTGCTCTAAAGTCTTATTCTGAGAATGAGGGCGAGGGTATCGTCTGGAAAGCAGAACAGGCTACTGCTACTGATAAGGGTCTATGGATGGCTACTTCTCCTGAAGTTGTTATCTCTAGAGTTTTCGATGGCGACCCCGACAATGGCGTTGCCGCTCTTGATTACAAGGGCATCGTAAACGACCCCAGGGCGTTCTACAATATCGCTGGTTATGCAGTTGATATGATTAAGATGGTTCCCGGTGACGTATACGAAATGACCGGTGCTGGTATTGATGGTATTGCTGACGCTACCTATCTAGTTCCCGACACTGCTGATTATAAGCTAAAAGCCGCTTCTGCTGCTGGCGATGGCTGTGCTCTAAGAAAGATTGGCACTAGCTATCTGCACATCGGCAACGGCGCACTTGTTAAGACTCCTGTTCAGACCTATAAGTTTGAAGTAGAAGCTAACTAACTCTAAAAGAAAGGTGATGTTAAATATATGAACAACGCACTAATGTGTTTCTCTGATAACAGAGAAAAGGTTGAACTAGCGTTCAGAGATTGAGAACACTCCTCTGTTGAGTGCTCACTAGTCCGCTATACTAAGAAATTGTATAGTGTATCCCTTTTAATCGCCGGAAACCCCTAAAGCCAATTTAGCCACAACGCAAGAATGAAATAGGTCTAAACGTGAAGGCTGTGAAAACGGAAAAAATAAATTGGATGGTGAATGGTGTAAACCTAAACACTGTGTAATGGGCAATCGGCGACCAAGCCTTGAATAGAGGAAGGTTCAACGACCACGGGTTGAAATACCTATAGGACAAGTGTCCGAAGTTGAGGGTGTCTAAGTTCAATATGATTATTGAATATGATAAATGATATGGTCTATGCTTATATGAAAATATAAGAAAAATTATTCATGAAAAGTTCATGGTTTCCTACTTGACATTTTCTTGAAATTGTGATATAATGTGATTACAGTAGTTCAAGAGGGGGTGAGACTGAAACTATGAAAATTGGATTCAAGATGTTAATATATCCTACAGAGACTCAAATTGCACTTCTGAAGAAATATTGCAGAACTGCACATGATATGTGGAATTTTCTAGTAAAAAGATATGAGAATAAGTTGCCGATTGTGGGTGCTTATGGGGTAAAAGATTATTCTCCAAGACAATTTATAGATGATTTTGGAGAAGAAGTTCCTCAAAGGATAGCACTAGGTGTATTAAAGACATATTCTTTTGCTGTGCAAAGGTTTTATAAACACATTGGTAATAAACCTAAGTTTCATAAATACAATCCTAATAAACAATCATTCTATGTGGCAAGTAAAACGTGTCCTATCAGTAATGGCGCAGTATTTCTAATTTCTACTACAAGAAATAGTAGAGCCGCATCAAAAAAGATTCCTCTAGACAAAGACTATCTGGAAAAATATGGCATTACAGAGGTTATAGAACCAAGATACACTTGTTATAAAGGCAAGTGGTATTTATCTGGAAGCTACAAAGTACCGGATGTTCCGAAGTCTAATAAGGAATTTATAGGGCTTGATTGGGGAATTAAAACATTTATGACAACTTCCGAGGGGGAACTTATCAACTATCCTGAAAGTGTCACTAGAGAGTTCTATAGGATTAAAAAGTTGCAATCTCTATTAAACAAAAAAGTTAAAGGTTCTAACAATTACAATAAACTGTATGCTAAACTCCAAACAGCATATAACAAATTGGAAAATCTAAAGAAAGACTTCATAGAACTGAAAACTACAGAATTATGCAAAGACAACAGCATTTCTGTCGAAGCGCTTAAAGGAATTTCTCGTTCCAAAAGATTTGTTCGTAGGCAGAATATGATTTATCCAAGAGCAAGATTCGTAGATAAATTAAAGTGGAAATGTGAAAAATTCGGTAGTTATTTCGTGGAGGTCGACCCACGCTACACGTCACAAAGGTGTTGCATATGCGGGAAAATACACAGACTTACATTAAAAGACAGAACCATGATTTGCGATTGTGGAAATATTTTAGATAGAGATATAAACGCTGCTATTAACATTAAAAATGATGCTTTGGCATCAA